TCAAATCAGCCCACTTTTGTATCCATCAGTACTTTACAGAGTGGGTAAAGAATATAATGAAGCATACGTTTTGATTGAAATCAATTCTTCAGAACAAGTTGCAGAGATTCTTTATGCGGAATATGAGTATGAAAACATTATCTCTGTTAGCAGAACACCTCAGGGTCAAGTTGTCAATGGGGGTTTTGGTGGGGGTAAGACACAGCTAGGTGTTATTACGGACAAGAAAGTCAAACGCATAGGATGTTCCAACTTTAAATCAATGGTTGAAGAGAAAAAACTTATTATTACAGATGCGGATACTATAGCAGAAATTTCAACGTTTATCGAAAGAAAAAATAGTTATTCTGCTGATGAAGGATATCACGATGACTTAGTTATGCCTTTAGTGCTATTTTCGTGGTTGACAACAAACTCATATTTTAAGGAGTTGACAAACATTAATATTAGAAAAGAATTGTACGAAGCCAGAATCAAAATGATTGAGGAGGAAATCACTCCTTTTGGCTTTATAAATAATGGCGAAGAAGAAAATCAATTAGTCGATGTAAGTGGACAGGTCTGGCAGGTAGAGAATTATCACAAATCTGATTTTTTATAAATAAATTAAACAAACCTAACACCAAAACATCATTATAACAAGGAGAATTCAATGGCTATAAGTCTAATTTCACCAGGAATCAAGATTACCGAAACAGATTTGGTATCTTCCTCACAGTCAGTATCTTCAACATCTGGCGGTTTTTCCGGTCAGTTCCGTTGGGGTCCTATCGACAAAGCAGTACAAGTTACAAACGAAACCGATTTGGTTCAACGATTTGGTAAACCAAATGCAACTAACGCAGTTGACTTTTTGTCAGCCGCTAACTTTTTGGGCTACTCTGGCTCATTGTTCGTTGTTCGTAGCGCAAACACAGCATTGAATGCTACAGCAGAAGCAACAACTGGTTCAGGCACAGCAGGTACTGGTACATCTATTAAGAATGATGACGTATACATTAACACAGCATCTTGGAACGTTGGTCCTTGGGCGGCTCGTTACGCTGGCGCATTAGGAAACGCAATTAAAGTTTCTGTTTGCCCAAGCGCAAATGCGTACTCTAATACATTGACTGGAACATTTACTGTAACAGCAGGTTCAACAACAGTTACTGGTTCTGGATCACTCGCAAATACACAACTACAAGTTGGTGATTTCATTGTATTGTCTGGTCGTTCAACTAAAGTTGTTGCGATTGCTAATGCAACATCATTGACATTAGAGTCTGCACACTTAACTGGTGCTTCAGGCGTAACAGGAACACGCCGTTGGGAATTCTTTGGTGAGTTTGATTCTGCACCAGGAACATCTACAAACGGTGCCGCTTTGGGTGCATCTGGCGATGAATTGCACGTTGTTGTTCAAGACAGAACAGGCGATATCACTGGTACAGCAAATACAGTTTTAGAGAAATTTGGTTACCTTTCTAAAGGTTCTGATGCTAAAGCAGACACTGGTGGTTCTAACTACTACAAAAATGCTATTAACGACCGTTCTAACTATGTTTGGTGGGCGGCTCACGACAATGCTGGCTCTAATTGGGGTAACACATTATCTAGCACAACATACACAGCAGTAAACACACCTAAGACATATTCCTTAGCTGGTGGTTCTGATGGTTCTGCATTGACAGACGGAGATAGAGCAACATCTTATGTCATACTTTCAAACAAGCAAGAAGTTCCAGTATCTGTTATTATAGCCGGTCAAGCATCCGCTACAGTAGCAAACAGAATTATTGCTGACGTTGCTGAAGCTAGAAAAGATGCTGTTGTTTGTATCTCTCCATTGAGAGCAAACGTTGTTAACAATGCTGGTTCTGAAGCAACTTCTATCAGCACATGGGCAGACACAGTTTCACGTTCAACATACGCAGTTGCAGACAGCGGTTGGAAATATCAGTACGACAAATACAATGACGTATATGTTTATGTTCCATTGAATGCTGACACAGCAGGTTGCATGGCACGTAACGATTTGAATCGTGAACCATGGTTGTCTCCAGCAGGCTTCCAAAATGGTCGTGTTCAAAACTTAGTTCGTTTAGCTTACAATCCAACGCAAGCTGATAGAGACACATTGTACAAGGCAGCCATCAATCCAGTTATCACACAAGTTGGTCGTGGTACAATCTTGTTTGGTGACAAGACATTTACATTGAAGAACACTTCAATGAATCGTGTTAACGTTCGTAGATTGTTCATTGAATTGCAAAAGACAATTGGACAAGCCGCAGACAATGTATTGTTTGACCAAAATGATGCAACAACAAGAAGTGGTTTCGTAAGTCTAGTTGTTCCTTACTTGAGAAGCGTTCAGTCTAGAAGAGGTATTACAGCATTCAGAGTTGTTTGCGATGAGTCAAACAATCCAGAAGATGTAGTAAATTCTAACGAATTCGTTTGCGATATTTTCGTACAACCAATCCGTTCTGTTAACTTCATTCAACTTAACTTTGTCTCTGTAAGAGGTACCGCTACATTTGCTGAAATTGCCGCATAAATACTAGAGAATACAAAAGGAGAATTATATGGCAATTACAACAATTCAAAATTTGAAGGACGTTCTTAATACGGGCGCCCGTTCAAATTTGTTTAGAGTTACTTTATCTGGACTATCCGCAGATTTAAATACAGATTTCACCTACTTGTGCAAGGCGGCTCAACTGCCTGGTTCTACAGTAGGTGTTATCGAAGTTCCATTTGCAGCCGGTAGACGATTCAAAGCGGCTGGAGATAGAACATTTGCTGACTGGACAACAACAGTCATCAATGATTCTAATCACACAATCAGAGAAGCGTTAGAAGATTTACAAAGAGATTTTGGTACAACAGACTACAACTCAGAAACAGCTAAAACATTAACTGGAGGAGATGCACAAGACTTCTCCGAAATTTTAGTTGAACAGCTTAATCAAGCAGGTGAAGTAGTTTACTCATACACGCTAGTTAACTGCTGGCCTAGTGATATCAGTACCATCGACTTATCGTATGACTCTACAGATACGCTTGAAGAGTTTACTGTAACTTGGTCTTACGACTACTTTACATTCGAATAAGGAATAAAAAATGGCAACCGTAATAAACGAATTTTTCAGTATTGACACATTTAGACAAAAACTAAATGGTGGTTCAAAGGCAAATTTATTTCGAATTCTAATTGAACCTGAAGAAACTATAACTGGTGTCGATTTAAGCAATCTTTCCATTTTATGTAAGTCTGGTGCTATTCCAGCATTTACATTGGGTGTGATTGAAGTTCCATTCAGAGGAAGACGAATCAAGATTCCTGGTGATAGAACATATGCAGATTGGACAGCAACAATTGTTAATGATGACGCACAAGCAGTTCGTAAATCTTTTGACAATTGGTTAAACAGCATCATTGATGTTAATGGTGAAAATGATTTAAGAACAGGAACAGACTCTTATCGTGCTAAGATTACAGTTCAGCAATTAAGACCAGATGGTACAGTTGCTAGAGTGTATGAATTATATGATGCATTTCCAACTGATATTTCTGCCATTGACTTGTCTTACGACACTACAGATGCCATTCAAGAGTTCACTGTTACATTCCAATATCACTATCTGGATGTTGGTGGCACTTCGGCGGCTGGCGTTGATGCTGGTAATCCTGGTGCAAGTACATCAAGTGCTTCTTCAGCAGGCAGTTCAAAAGACAAAGCTACGACAGCGGCCAAATAAAAAGATTTAAATAATGAATTTTACGCAACATAAATAATTGCGTAATAGTTGTCAATAATGGGGGCTATTACGCCCCCATTTCTTTTTAGAGAGACTCAAATATGGCGATAAAACTTTTTGGATATAAAATTGGTAAGGATGATGTTGAATCAGAACAGTTAAAATCGTTTGTCACTCCTACCGATGATGATGCGGCAGTATCGATTTCGGGTGGTGGTGTATACGGTACATACATGGACCTTGAAGGGCAGATTAGAAGCGATGCCGACTTAATTAAAAAATATCGTGAGATGGCACTTCAGCCAGAATGCGATGCCGCAATCGAAGACATTGTTAACGAAGCATTAGTCTTTGAAAACGGCGACTATCCAGTTCAAATCATTTTAGATAAACTTCAACAACCCGAATCGATTAAAAAAATGATTCGTGATGAGTTCTATTATGTAATGAAACTACTCGACTTCAACAATCAAGGCTACGATATTTTCCGTAGATGGTATGTTGATGGACGCCTGTACTATCATATGTTGATTGACGATAAAAATCCTAGAGCAGGATTGAAAGAAGTTCGTTACATCGATCCACGCAAGATTCGCAAAGTTCGTGAAGATAAGAAGCAACCTAATAATCCAGGAATAGCAAATACGACACAAAAATATCACGAATACTTCATGTATTCTGATAAAGGATTTTCTAGAGATGGTTCACAGGGTATGAAGATTGCAGTAGATTCAATTTGCTATGCAAACTCTGGAATCACAGACAAAGATGGTAAGATTATTGTGTCACACTTACACAAAGCAATCAAGCCACTCAATCAATTACGTATGCTTGAAGATGCGACAGTTATCTATCGTATTTCAAGAGCGCCAGAACGTAGAATCTTTTACATTGACGTAGGTAACTTGCCTAAGATGAAGGCAGAACAGTACTTGCGTGAAATCATGCAGAAGTATAAAAACAAACTAGTGTATGATGCAAACACTGGTGAGATTCGTGATGACAGACGTTATCAGACAATGCTTGAAGACTTTTGGTTGCCACGTAGAGAAGGTGGTAAAGGTACAGAGATTACTACGCTATCAGGTGGGCAGAATCTTGGAGAGATTGATGACGTATTGTATTTTCAAAAGAAAATGTTCAAGTCATTGAATGTTCCAGTCTCACGTTTAGAAGCTGACACAGGATTCTCTTTAGGGCGTGCTTCTGAAATCACTAGAGATGAATTGAAGTTTGGTAAGTTCGTTTCACGTTTGCGTTTGAGATTCTCTATTCTATTCGACAAGATACTTGAAACACAACTTCTTCTTAAAGGTATTTGTACCCGTAAAGAGTGGGAACAAATGAAAGAAGAAATCAGCTATGACTATCAATCAGATGCACACTTTGCAGAATTAAAGAACACCGAAATTATGAAAGAGCGTTTATCTATTCTTTCAGACATTGACGGATACGTTGGAAAATACTTCTCCGTAAATTATATCAGAACAAACATTCTACATCAGAGTGAAGATGATATTAAACAAATGGACGAAGAGATGGAAGAAGACAAAGCAAGAATGGATGAAGAAGGTATATCTCCAGAAGACTTACCACCGCCTCCACCACCTCCTCCACCGCCACAACAAGTTGTTGTTAGCGTGAAGAAAGAAGAAACTGAAACTAGAATAATTGATGACGCAGACCAAAGAGAATTGGCTAAGTCTATGACTGCATTTTTTGGAACACTAGTTGAAGAGGCCAAGGGTGACAAAGAAGGAACCTAATCTTAGCGGCACTCTCAGCGAAGCAGTTTCTGTTGCAACATCTGTAGCGTATACAAGACAAGAGATACAAAAACTCAAAACAGAGTTAGTATCTCTTTTAGAAAAGAAAACAACAGAATTAATCGTTGAACAAGTTCCTGGTCCTGTCGGTCCACGTGGAGCCCTTGGTGCAACTGGCGCACAGGGTTCTAAGGGTGACAAAGGGGATAAGGGAGATGCTGGCGAACGTGGAGAAAAAGGTGAAGTTGGTCCTCAAGGAAATATGGGGCTTGATGGTCCACGTGGATTAAAAGGTGATAAGGGAGACAAGGGCGAACAGGGTCAAGTTGGTCCGCAAGGCGAACAAGGTATACAAGGCGTTGCTGGTGAACGTGGTCCACAAGGGCTGAAAGGCGATAGGGGCGAAGATGGAAAAAATGGTCTGGACGGAAAAGATGGAGAAGCAGGCGCAATTGGTCCAGTTGGACCAGCTGGCTCACAGGGAGTTCAGGGCGGACAAGGACCTAAGGGCGACAAAGGCGAACGAGGTCGAGATGGACAACAAGGAATTGCAGGACCAACAGGACCACAAGGTGAAATCGGACCACAAGGCATTCAAGGTGTTGCAGGTAAGGATGGTAAAGACGGAGACATAAAGCCCGTTGAAGAAAAGTTTCAGAAGTTCATTGATAATGTTCAAAGAGATGTTAACTCATTCAAAACGAAAGTCAATGCGGCTATACTTAAAAGTGGTCCAAACGATGCATGGAAAGCAACTGGTTCTGGTGAAGTAAACCTACGTTACTTAGATGACGTTGACAGAGACAGTATCACAGATGGTTATGTTCTATCGTATGATGAAGCATCAAAGAAATTTAAATTCATAGAACAAGCGGCTGGCGCTGGTGGCGGTACTGTAGACAATACAGCAAGAGCAAGAGCAAGCTCTGCATGGTATACAGCAAACTTAGCATATGTTACTGCTAACTCTGCTTGGGCAACTGCAAATTCCGCACTCAACCAGCAAAGTGGTGATATTGATCCATTTGCTAGAAGTCAAGCGAATACTGC